GCGCGGCGGTCAGGAAAACTTCGAAAACCTCGTAATGAACCGCTATCAGGACATGATGCGCTCTCGGGAGAAAATACCCGGCGAGCCGCTCTATCTTGAGGACGTGATGTTCCATCCGAAACTGTTTGATGCTTACACATCACTCAAAAAAGCAGAAGTCAGCATCATCCCTGCCGACTCTCTGGCAAAAGGCGTCCGGTCTGGCGACACGATTTCAATTCGTGCCGACTTGCCTACCGGCGAAGCCCGCGAGGTAAAACTCCACGAAATCCAGCACATCATCCAAGAGATCGAAGATTTCTCCCCGGGCGGCGGCTGGAAACAGTTTTATCGAAGCCCAGAAGATCGGGTAGCGGATTATCAAAAGCGCATTGACGAGTTAGGCGACAAGATTGCAGACCCCAATATGTCCGAAACCGCAAAGCTAGATTTAACGATTGAGCGCCAAGAATTGCAGCGCCTTCAATCAGCAGCAGAACAAATGACCCCAGAAATGGCTAAAAGAGAGGCCTTTGAAAAGTATTACCGCCTAGCCGGTGAAGCAGAGGCGCGCCAAACCATGTCCCGCGCAGATATGCCGATGGAAGAGCGCATGAGCCAGTTCGTCTATGACCCCGAAAACTTCTTCTGGGAAACCGGCGTTCGCCTTGACGAACTAAGTGTTCCGCCTCCCAAATAAATTGATTCGATAGAGAAAAGATAGCATAATACTTTACGGCAACCGTCAGGCCGATGATTGACGAGATTAGGAGAGAACAATGCCGCGTGTAAGCGTAGAAGAAATCGAAGACGCTATCGAAGAAGTTGAAGAAATCGAAGAAGTCGAAGAAGAGATCGAGGTAGAAGAAACAGAAGAAGAAGTCGAGGAAATCGAAGAAGAGGCTGAAGAAGAAGCCGAAGAAGAAGAAGAAATCATCGTTTCCATCGGTGACGAAACACCGGAGGAAGCACCAGCCGCTCCAGAATGGGTGCGTGACCTGCGCCGGAAGAACCGCGAAGATCAGCGCCGCATCCGTGAACTCGAAGAGCAGCTAAAGGCTCGGGAAGCCCCGAAAGCCATCGAAGTCGGCAAGAAGCCAACCCTTGATGACTTTGACTACGACACCGACAAGTACGAAGCAGCCGTAGCCCAATGGTACGACCGCAAACGTCAATCGGATGCCCAAGAAGCCCAACGCCAGCAGGCAGAGCAAGAACAGGCTAAGGCATGGCAGTCAAAGCTAGACTCCTACGTCGAGTCCAAGGTAAGCCTCAAGGTAAAGGACTTTGAAGACGCAGAAGCGGCAGTATCAGAGACCCTTGATATTACCCAGCAGGGCGTGATCCTTCAGGGCGCAGAAAACTCCGCATTGGTTATTTACGCCTTGGGCAAAAACCCGAAGAAGGCTAAAGAACTTGCAGACATCAAAGACCCTGTTAAATTCGCTTTTGCAGTCGCAAAATTGGAGACTCAGTTGAAAGTATCTAACCGCAAAGCCCCGCCGCCACCGGAAAAGACCATCAAAGGTGCGAAGCCGATCAGCGGCGCTGTAGATTCCCATTTGGAACGCCTCAGAGCCGAGGCAGCCAAGACAGGTGACTACACAAAGGTTATGCAGTACAAAAGACAAAAAAAGAAGTAATATACTTCTTGAAACCGTCTCGCCAACGGGTAAATCGGCAGTAAATGTTTTGGGCCGCCATCCAGCCTGAAGTGGATGAGTAGAACTGGTGAAAACCAAATTTAACTCAATCACATTAGGAGTCAGTAATGGCTAATTCATTTTCTAAAGAAGAACGCGTAGCGTTCGAAGACCTGCTGGAAGGCTTCCAGGACGCACTGGTACTTTCCCGCAATGTATCTATCTACAACACCGATGGCACGATGATGGAACGTGCGGGCGACACCATTTGGCGTCCGATGCCGTACATCGCTCAGTCCATCAACGGCACTCCGGGTTCATCTATCTCTGGTTCTTATCAGGATATGACCCAGTTGTCCGTTCCGGCTTCTTTGAACAACTCAAAGACTGTGCCGTGGACCATGACCTCTCTGGAACTGCGTGACGCACTTCAGGAAGGCCGTCTGGGTGACGCTGCTAAGCAGAAGCTCGCTTCTGACATCAACGTAGCCATCATGGACGTTGCTGCAAATCAGGGTACTTTGGTTGTGCCGATTGCCGCTGCTCCTGGCGACTACGATGACGTTGCTCTGTGTGACGCGATGATGAACGAGCAGGGCGTACCGGATTATGACCGTTACCTCGCTCTGTCTAGCCGTGACTACAACGGTCTTGCTGGTAATCTGGCAGCCGCTACTCGCAGCTTCGGCAACGAGAAGTCTGACAGCGCTTACGAGCGTTCACGCGTTGGCATGGTTGCTGGTTTCGACACCTTCAAGATGGGTTACGCAAACCGCATCACTGCTCAGGCTACCGCTACCCCGACCATCAACACTGCAAACGGTTCACAGGAATACACTCCTGCTGCAACTTCTACTGCTGTTGGCGGCGAAATCAACGTTGATAACCGTTACCAGACTGTTACCGTTTCCTCTTCGGCAAACGTTAATGCTGGCGACTGCTTCACCATTGATGGCGTTGAGTCTGTTCACCACATCACCAAGCAGCCTACCGGCCAGCCTAAGACCTTCCGTGTAATCAGCGTTCCTGCTGGCGGCACGACTTTGGTAATCAGCCCGCCGATCATTGCAGCAGCTACTACTCCGTCTGACGCCGCACTTCAGTACAAGAACTGCGAAATCACTGCTGGTGATAGCACTGCATCCATCAACTTCCTGAATGGCAAGGCGACTAACGTCAATGTGTTCTGGCAGCGCGATGCTCTGGAAATCCTCCCAGGCCGCTATGCTGTACCGTCTGACGCTGGTACTGCTGTCATGCGCGCTTCTACCGACCAAGGCGTTGAATTGGTCATGCAGAAGTTCTATGACATCGACTCCATGACGATCAAGTACCGTCTGGATACCTTGTTTGGTGTTGTATGTAAGCAGCCTGAAATGGCTGGTGTCCTGCTGTTCAACCAGTAAGACGAATCGGGGGGCGGGGGAAACCTCGCTCCCCTTTTTTCTAGGAGCCAAAGATGCCGTTGAAGAAAGGCTACAGCCGCAAATCAATCGCTAAGAACATCAAGACCGAAGAGAAAGCTGGCCGCCCTCGTAAGCAGGCCGTTGCTATCGCTCTGAATGTCGCTCGTAAGGCTGCTGAAAAAGCAGGCAAACCAAGCAAAGCTCCCAAGAGGAAGAAGAAGTAATGGATTTCCCTGTTCATGTTTATCGTAGCCCCGGAAGCTGGAACAAGCGCGGATATACCTACGATGTTGCAGGCGCAAATAACCAAGAAGAATTTGATGCAAAACTAGCCGATGGCTGGTTTGCCACATTTGAAGACGCTATCGAGGCCGCAGGCGAAGCCGGTAAGGTTAAGCCGATTGTCCGTCCGGGCAAGAAGAAAGTGGTCAAGAAGCGTAAGCCCTCCAAGCCATTGCTGACTTATGCAGAACGCAAGGCACTACTGGAGGCCACAAAGATTGAAGCCGATCCAGAAAATGCAGCGCCAAGCCGCGCAGAGATGGAAGAAAAAGCCAACGAACTTGGAATAAAATTCGATGGCCGGACTTCAGACAAGAAGCTACTGGAGCGAATTGAAGACGCTCTGAAGGATTAAGAAATGGGCTGGACCAAACGACAATTCGTTGAACAAGCATTTGAAGAAATCGGTCTGGCTTCTTATACCTTCGACCTCTCTCCAGCACAGCTAGAAAGCGCTATGCGCCGCATGGATACCATGATGGCGACATGGAACGCCAAAGGCATCCGCCTTGGCTATCCAATCCCTTCTAGCCCAGAAAACTCTGACTTGGATCAGGAAACCAACGTACCTGATTCAGCCAACGAAGCCATCTACCTCAACCTTGGCATCCGACTTGCTCCGGGTTATGGCAAGACTGTCTCCGCAGACACGAAAGTATCGGCTCGCTCTGCTTATGAAGCGATCCTGTCCAAAGCCGCTATGCCGGTGGAACAGCAGCTTCCGAGTACGCTTCCTGCTGGTGCTGGCAACAAGCCGTGGCGCTATGACAATCCGTACCTGCAAGACCCTGTGGACCCACTACTGGCCGGTGAAGACGGCGAGATTCAATTTAACTAAGGAATAGCTATGCCTACCATCAATCAGCTTTCGCCGGTCGATACCCTCCAAGGTGGAGACAACTTCCCGGTCTATGACACTTCCAACGGCGATGCCCGCAAGGTATCGGCTAATGTCCTGCTGCAATACTTCCAAAGCACGTTTGCAAACCCGCAGTACGAAGTCTCTTACTCAACCCCGACCGGAAGCGGTTTTGTAATCCTCCTGCCGACTTCTAGCAGCAGCCAATGGATGATTTGTAGCCCGACAGGTCCGTTTGCAGCCGGTACGTTTACCATGCCTGCAAGCCCATTTGACGGCAAAGAAGTCATCCTCACCGTAACCGAAAGCCTGACCGCTCTGACGATCAACGGCAACGGCGCTACGGTAGCAGGCGCTCCGGGCGGATTGGATGGCGACTCGACTCTGCGTTTCCGCTACAACGAAGGCGATGACACTTGGTACTTGCTCTCAGCAGTCTATGTGAATGAACCTGCCGCTCCTGGCGTATTCACGACTCTGACCTCTACCAGCACGACTGTCCTGAACGGCACGACTATTCCGGCCAGCGTTACGCTCGTCAGCGAGACTGCAACCCAGACGCTTACCAACAAGACCCTGACTTCGCCAACCCTGACGACTCCGGCGCTTGGCACTCCGTCTTCTGGTGTTCTGACAAGCTGCACAGGCCTGCCCATCGCTACCGGCGTTTCTGGCCTCGGCGCTAATGTTGCAACCTTCCTCGCAACCCCGAGTTCTGCAAACCTTGCCGCTGCACTGACCGATGAAACCGGAACCGGCGCTGCCGTATTTGCAAATACACCAACGCTTGTAACCCCGATCCTCGGAACCCCGACCTCGGGCGACCTGACGAACTGCACGAATCTGCCAGTTTCTACCGGCATTTCAGGCCTTGGAACAGGTATTGCGTCTGCCCTCGCAATCAACACCGGATCAGCAGGCGCTCCAGTCCTATTTGACGGCGCTTTGGGAACCCCCTCTTCAGGCGACCTGAGCAACTGCACAAGCCTTCCGCTTTCCACAGGTGTAAGTGGTGCGCTTCCTGTCGCAAACG